CAGCACCCTGCCCGCCTGCAACGCCCATTGCACCGGCCATGCCGGGGATGCCGTGCAAGCCTGGCTTCCCGACCGGCCCGAGCTCACCACGCGGGCCGACAATGCTCAGCCCATCCCGACCAGCAGGCCCGACGACACTGAGCCCCGGAATCCCTCTCACGCCCGGCGGGGCACTCACTGCCGGGGTCGCACCCAGGCCGATGACCTGCCTCCGCAGCGTCTGCACATCAGCGCGGGACGAGTCCAAGGCGGAGGTGATAGATGCCCAGGCCAGGAGCAGCACGGCGAGCACCACAGCCAAGCACAGCACGCTCGCCCCGATCAGGCGCTCACTGCGCGTAGGACGTCTCACTTCAGCACCGCCTGGAAGACCAGCAGCAACAGCCCGACGAGCAGAGGCAGCAGGCCGCTGCCGATCGCGATCGCCAAGGTCCGGCGCTGCCGATCGACCAGGCCATCGAAGTCCGTCCGAAGCTCAGTCATCAGGCCCTTGTCTGCCTCGTGCTGGATGCCGTACTCGCCCTTGCGGACGTACACCGCGTCGAGGGCGTCGATCCTTATCAGGGCGCCACGCAGGTCCACAGTGATGGCTTCGAGCCGGCTGACCAGGACAGCCAGGACCTCGGCATCATGACGTCGCTCGGGGCCTTCGGGTCGGGTCATCGCTAGACGTGGACCCAGCGGACGTTCAGCCGACAGGCAGCACTCGTCGAAGCGACGGTTGCCCAGGAGGCGTAGTCGGCCCCGCCGTAGAGCTCGACGTAGTCCGTGGTGCCGTTCATGTAGACGTAGACAACAGGAGTCGGGAGGCAGACGGCGACCGCGGCACCCGCAGGGCCTGTCTGGTTACGCGAGCCACCGATGGGGTTACCGTTCAGCGACACGAAGGAGGTTCGGTTCGTGCCTGATGTACTGCCCGCGTGCGCGACGACACCTGAGACCTCGTAGTAGCCGGGGGTCTGGCCGGTGTACTTCGAGGCGGTGGCACCGCCGACGTGGCCGCTGGCCGAGTCGATGACCTCATCGGCGGAGCTGAAGGTGATGGCGTTGTTCCCGGTGCCGAGGCCGGTCTGTGCAGAGGACTGGATGGCAGTGAAGAAGTCCAACGGCCCCTGCCCGCCGGTGGGGGACAGGCCTTGCAACTGCTGCGCGGAGTCACGGTAGGTGTTGAGGTTCGCCGCGGTCGGATTGGTGTTCGCGCTGATCGTCGCCGGCGTGGGGAGCGTCGTTGCCACCTGTCACTCCTTCAGTAGGCGACTGGGTACGACACATGGCCGCCCGAGCCTTCGATGTAGCCGTACACGGGGTCTTCGATGCGCCAGAAGTCGCTGATCTGCGACCCCGCCGGGCTTAGCAGGTAGGTGGTCTTCCACGAGCCGGGGATGACGTTGTGGTCGATAGCCTCGATGAAGAAGTCCGCCGAGATCACCGGGGCACCGCCGAGCGGCCGGCGTTTGACGGTGACGCGCTCCCCGATGACCCTGCCGAGGGCGGTGGGCCACAGGGCAGGGTTGGAAGAGGGCTCGATGGTCAGGCGGGCAAGTCGTAAGTGCGGGTCCTTGTAGTAGCCGAGTCGGAAGTTCGCCCGGTCGGTGGTCTCCGCGTCGGTGTTGAGCCCCACGGTCTGCGGGAGGCTCCGCGGGTAGTAATGCCCTTGGCTGGTGGTGTCCTGGATCTCGACGCTGATCCCGCCGGTGCGGGTCATCTGGATGTCGTTGTAGATCTCGTCGGTGTCGAAGTCGAACAGGATGTCACCGAGGTAAGGGAGCTCGCCGGCGCCGTCGCCGAAGGTTGCGACACTGCTGGCGTTGAACCGGGCGCTGCGAGCCTTGAACGTGAGCTTCCCATCCGGGGCGACGTACAGGCAGCCGGCTTCCCACTCGGTGAGGTCCAGCAGTGCCTGGGACACGGACTCACCCGTGACAGTTCCACCGCCGATGGTGGAGTTCCCGGCGTCTAGTGCTCGTGCGGCGGTGGGCCAGTTCGCATAGTTCAGGTAGCGGGCGGCACGGACACCGGAGGTGTCGCCGACGAAGTTCGCCCCGGACGTGAACTGCGTCAGCATCTGCGCGCCGGTCAGGACGGTCCCCTTGAAGATCGCCAGGTGCGCGAGGGTGCCGTGCAGGAACGAGGACCCGTAGGAGTAGGCCGGGGTGAGGAGGCCGCCCCAGATCTGGCTCACACCTGGCTTCCAGACCAGCGCCAACGCACCCACGGTGGTGGCCTGTAGTACCCCGTCGACGTACAGCTTGGCAGTCTTGTTGTCGGCGGCCAGGGTGCATCCGATGTGATGCCACAGTCCGTCGGAGATCAGGGTGGTGCCGCTGACGATGATGTTGGTGGTGCCGTCGCCGAGCTGGAAGATCGGGGAGTACCCGCCGGTGATCGGGTTGAGGTAGATCTGCGCCTGCTGCACTGAGGCGGCGCTGGATTGCAGGAACAGTTGGGAGTCGAAGTTCGTGGCAGTGTCGAGGCCGTTGAACCAGCCGCTCACAGAGAAGCCGCCGAGGGCCAGCATCGGCCCGCCAGAGGCGTCGGCGGTTCGGAGGTAGTTGCCGGCGAGGTTCACCCCGAGGGTGTTCAGCGTCGGGGTCAGGGTCAGTCCGGTTCCGGTGTCCCCGGACAGGTTGCCACTCCCAGCGACCGACCCGAACTCCGAGATACCCCCCGTCGCTTTGCCGTGCAAGATCCGCGCCAACGGTTGCGGGGTGGCGGCGATCGACGCGGCGGAGGTGGACCCGGCTTCGTCTCGCAGCGGGTAGTAGGCGGTGGGTGCCTGGAGGAGAAGCTCGGCCTGCACCGGACCTTTGAGGGTGATCTGCGAGAGCGGGGCGAGGGCGTCGACGCAGGTCATCGCGACAGACCCGAGGTTGCCGGACTCGGCCCAGGACTGCGGATACCGTTCGACGTTGCCGGTCCAGATGTCGTAGGTGACACCGTTCCAGGTGGCTTGCCGGTTGTAGCGGCGCATCGGGAGCAGGGACTTGCCGGCGCTGTTCAGCGGCGACGCTGTGTTCGTCGGGTCGAACCTGCCGTCACTGTTCTCGACCTCAACAGTGGCGGTGCCAGTGTCGGTGCGTCCGAGCTCATGGGTACGACCGGAGTGAGAAGAGAACGCTTTGACCAGCGAGTGCCCAGCGCTGTCAGCGAGGGTGGTCCAGGTCGTCGTGACTGAGGTTGGATCGTTCGTGACGTCCATCCGGTCGGTGACGATGGGCCAGTTCAGCGGACTGCCAGGCAGGCTGATCGGCACGGCTCACCCGCTTCTGTCAGAGGTCAGAGGAAAATCGGCCGTTCACCATCGGTGAAGGTCACGGAGGGCGATGGAACGACTACGGGCTGGTCGGCACTCGCTACTCGGTAGGGAGCTTGCCCGTCTTCCGGAAGACCTCGACGGCGTCGTGCCACCGTTGGCGGTCCGCCGCTTCCTGCGCGCGCCTACGCTTGATCGACTCGGACGGCCAGCCGTTGGCGTGGCCGATGTTCTGGACCTGGCGTTCGCTCATCCCAGCGATCGCGGCGACCTCGCGAACCGACCCGCCGGCGTTGAGGGCCGATGCGAGGGCCGCGTCCCGCTCGAGCTTCGCGGCCTTGAGGGCCGCCTGCGCCCCGATGACACGCTCAGCTGCCTCACGAGGTGGGATCCCACGCTGCTGCGGCACCCGGCGACGGTAGAACGCCCGCTTCCGAATATCGCCTCAGCAGCCGCTGCTACGGCTTGGAAGGTGTAGCAGTCATCGCTACTCGGCCTTACCGAGTGCTAGGTCGGGGGCCCGTAGTAGAGCCAGACGTCCCCGGTGATCGCCGCTGTTGCCGTGACGGCCCACTGAGTTGCGGACAGAGCCGCTACGTACAGCGTGTCGGCCGTGTAACCGCCTGGGCTGGCGCGGGTCATCGCAGGGGGAGCGCTCGGGGCGACGACGAACGGCTGGTTGAACGTGACAGTGAACAATGTCCCCGTGCCGGGGGCGGTGCCAATGGTGATGTGAATGAGCCCACCGGAGTCCTTACCCGTGATGGCTGCTGCTGCTGCTCCTGTGCCTGCTGCTGATCCGACTGCGATGGTGGGGGCGGACCCGGAGGCGATCAGGTGCTTGACCGCTGCCTGCTCGTGCACTCCGGTGTTGGTCACCGCGCAGGCTTGGCCGTGAAGGTTGATGCCGTCCGTGACGTACCCGACGACCGTAGAGGGTCCATTGCTCGGGGAGATCAGTTCGTACCCGAGGCTGTTGCTGTTGCTGTTAGCGACCAGGAAGTTGTTGAGCCCACACTTGTCGACGATGCCAGGGCCGGTGTTGAACTCGGCCGCGCCGATGTGCCAGGTGTTCCACTTGCTTTGCTGCCCGGTCCCAGCAACGTCCAGGCAGATCCCGCCAAGAGTGTTGCTCACCGGGCGCTGAACGTGAATCTCGTTACCCTGCACACCATCCGAGACGCCACCGCCGCCGTCCGTGGCGATGCCGTAGCCGGAGCAGGTCGATAGCTCCCCGAACCGCATGACGTTGTTGAACACCTGGGTTGCGGTCCCCGCCAGGTACACACCGTGCCCACCGAAGTGAAACACGTCCTCAGCCTCAACGACTGACTGGCGCAGGCCCGTCACGTACAGCCCGTTTGTTCCTGCTACTCGGGCGTTGTCGATGATCGAGCCGAACCGGAAGGTGCATTGCGTGAAGTAAGTCATGCCCGATGGTGGGGCGATCTTCACCGCGTTGGAGTTAGTCCCCCCTGACCAGACGAACACCGCGCCGGGGGCGCACAGGAAGTGGAACCCGGACACGTTCGACGCGCCCAGATCGTCTTGCAAGCCGGTCGCGGTCAGGGTGGAGAAGTCCAGCAAGGAGTTGATCTTGTACTGCCCGGCAGGGACCCATACCCCGTAGGCAGGCCTGTTGCCCCGCTGCAAGGTGGTGAAGGCTGCCTGACATGCGGCCAGAATCGCCGCTGTGCTGTTCGCCACGCCGGCCGGATCGGCTCCGAAGTCCACCACGTTGAGCATCGGGATGGGTGCGGCAGTCGCAGATGACCCGGCGGGCCTCGCTGGGTAAGAGCCGCTATCGTGCGCCCCGCCGACCTCGACCGTGCGGGTCTGCGCCCCGATCGCATTGGTGTAGGCGAGCTTGTACCAGCCGGCGACGGCATAGAACGACAGCAGTCCCTGACTGTTGGTGCTGATGATGTTGGTGGTCGTCGACGTGCCGGTGTTGTCGGTGTAGAGCGTGGCGGCGCTGTTGTCCGCTGCGTTCGTGACCGTCACGGACGTGTTCGCCATCAGGATCGGGTTGGTCGTGAGCCCGTTGAGCAGATCCTGCGGGCCAAACAGGTCGACGGCTACCACAGCGGGCTCCTATTCGGCACGGAGTCCGCCGCTGACGCTGCGCCTGGACTGCTGGTTGATTTGCTGCACGACAGCGGTGGTGATCTGCCCGGCACCAATGGTGACGTGGATGTTGATCGGCAATGGCTTCGGAGAGGTCTTCAGGGCTCCGAGTGCCTTCTCCAAGCCCGCCATGGCCTTCTCGAGCTTGCCGGTGTGGACGTTGCCGGTGGCCTTGTCCCAGACCGAACCTTTCTGGGTGGCGGCCAGTCCTGCCCCGATGGCACCTCGGTTGGCGTCCAGGACGGCCTTTACCTGCGGTGAGGCCTTCTTGTAGTAGTCGCTCTCGTAGTACTTCTTGACCTTCTCGTTGAGGCCGAAGCCAGCCACGTCATGCTTGACGTTGGACAGCGCCTTGAATGCTCCCGTGACGGCGACGACGTCCAGGGCGAGCACGCCCATCGCGGCCGCCTCGGCCGTGAGCGACACAGCTGCCCCATCAGCCGATGCGGCCAGCGCCCAGTTCCGGCCGATCGCGATCAGGACCGCGCCGTTCACCCAGATCGTGCGGGCCGCGAAGATCGCCGACTGGACGTTCGCGATGATCAGCTTGGTGATGTAGGCGGCCATCGAGATCGTCAGCGCACCGCCGATCACGACTGCGAGTGCCTCGGTGATGGTTTTGTGCTTCTCGAACCATTTGACGACCGTCAGGGTCTTCTCGGCGAGTGTCGCGAGCTTGGGGATCAGCCAGATGCCGAGACTTGTCGCGAGGTCGATGGACTTCGCCTCGAGAATCTGGAGCTTCCCGGCGAACGTCTCCCCGAAGATCTTCGCCGCGCCCGACGTCTTCTTGTTGACGGTGTCGATGATGACCGCGCCTGACACCTGCGCCGCCGACAATCGCTTCTGGGCGTCCGTGACCTTCTGCTTCGCTGCCGCCAGCGACTGCTCATCAGCGACGGACAACTGCGTGCCGGTGTGGAGGCGGGCGTCAGCGGCCGCGACGCGGTCTTTGGCGTTCAGCAGGGCTTGCTGCTGGCCGAGGGTCAAGGTCTGGTGGGTGTTCAGGCGTTCGGTCGCGTCGGTGACGGCTTGCATCGCGCGCTGCTCGGCCTGGCGCATCGAGACGGTCTGGACACCCATGGTGGCCTGACGGCCCTGCAGGTCATACAGCCGCTGCTGGGCCTTCTCCACGTCCTTGGTGGACCCGAGGGTCTTTCCGAGCTTGTCCGCGACCCGAGCTTGCATGTCAGCCAGCGACGAGGACGCTTTCGCGAGTGAGTCGGTCGAGCCGCGGCTCTGGGATTGCTTGGCGTGGAGCCGGGCGATCAGGTCGGTCAGGTGCTGCTGGGCCTTCGCCAACCCGTCGGAGGCCTGCTTGGCTTTCAGCGCCCCATCGGCGGCGATCGGCAGGTCGATGCCGAGCATCTTGAGGGGACGGAGCAGTCCGTTGCTGGCCTTCCCGACCACAACGGCGGAGTCGGCCAGGTCGAGGTTCCGGAGCCGGGCCAGGTTGACGGCCGTGGCCAGCAGAGCGAGGGCTTTGGTGGGGCTGCCGGTTGCGGTCGTCAGCCGGGCCAGGGCTTCCTCGACCTGGGCGTTGGTGTAGCCGAGGTTCTCGTTCGTCTTGCTGACGGCAGCGATGCGCTTGCGGTAGGCGTCGAAGGAGGAGCCGGCGTTCTTCAGAGCGGTCTCGAGGTGGGCGTGGGCGGTCTCAAACTGATCCGCGAGATGCACTGCCATCGTGCCGACCGCGACAGCGGCCCCACCGATGCCGAGCAGAGCACTACGACCGACAGCGGCGAGCTTGTCGAAGCCGCTGCCACCCTTGCGGCTCAGATGGTCGATCTCGTGCTGCGCCTCAGCCATCTTGGCGCGGAACTCACCTATCGACGCGCGCAGCTCAACGAAGACGGGAGAGACCACGGTGAGTTCCTCCGCTACTTCTTGTGGATGGCGCGGGACCAGGCACGTTCGTGGATCGCCCGGATCTGAGGGAGCACTCGCTCATACCCTTTGGTCATCGGGTGGTACTGCTCTTCGACCTTCTCGGCGTACAGGTGGACCTTCTCGCCACGCGGCCCGACCTTCAGCGAGTAGTCCCCGACGCCGTGGCGCTTGAGGTTCTTGGAGGACCGAATGGACTTCTTGTACGCGCCCTTGATGACACGGGGGTCAATGTCCCCGTCAGGCTCACCGTGGTAGACCGGTGCTTCACGCTTGGCTTCACGCTTTACCCGGCGACCTGCTTCGCGTATCGCCCACATTGCGCCGCGGTCAGCGCGTTTGTCGATCGCCTTGAACTCGTGCCGCAACTGATCGAGGCCGCTGAACTTGAAGGAGAAACCGTCCGCCATCGCCAAGCTCCTATGAGGTGAAAACGTCGTCGATGGCGAGCAGCCAGTCCAACTGCACCGCCGAGGTGTTCTCAATCTCGGCCAGAGACCATCCCGTGAGCTTCACTAGGCGGTAGGTCCGGACGTCAGGGGGCAGGTCGCAGACCGGGACGTGCAAGCCCTCCAGCGCGCCTCTCAGACGCTCGAGGGCTCGGTAGGGGACGCCGGGTCAGGGTTGACCGCGAACGACGGCATCAGCGCGTCCAGGTGCTTCGCTGACTCGGTATTCAGGACGTCCTTGGCATCGCCGGGAATCTCGTCCAGGGACTCGGCGGTGATGGGTAGGTCGAAGGACCATTCCGACACCATGGCGAGGATCACCGCATCGTCGAGCTCGTAGACGATCTCGAGCGCGTCCGGGTCCAGTCCGGACTCTTCCATCTTCACGCCGGCCGCTGCGATCTGGGCAGCAGCACGGGTCTGGGACAGCTTCGCGAACAGAAGGCTGATCGGTTTCCGGAGCCGGTCGGGAACCTTCTCGGGGGCGCGGAGCATCGCCCAACCATCGTCGGGCAGCGCGATCTTCATGGGTCTCCTCTATGAGATGTGGACAGAACAACTAGGCGTAGGTTCCGCCGGTCTTGGAGCACTGCGTCGTGACCTTGATGGGCGAGTAGCCAGAGGACGTGCCCGTGTCGGTGCTGTTCGCAATCGCCTGGAAGGTGCAGTCGATCGCGACGTAGTCCCCACCGCGGTCGATCGTCGCGACCTCAAACAGCGCCTTGGTCATGTGGAGCTTGACCTGCGTGGCGGTTGCACCCGACCCGGTGGAGAAGTTCAGGTCGAGGATCTGCTGGGTTGCGAGCAGGAAGTCCGACAGGCGCGAGTCGTCCTCCATGATGAACTTCAGCTTGCCGTCGACCGACAGTGCCCCGCCGAAGATCTTGTAGGGCGCCTGGGTGCCATCGGCCGTGTGCAGGGCCGACACCGGGCGCTTGATGTTGACCTCACCGTCGATCAGCGTCGAGACCGTCGAAGACCCGACCGTCGTCGCGATCCCCCAGCCGAAGGCCGGGTTGACGGCGGAGAAGGTCGCTGAGGTTGTCGCGCAGGTCTGGGAGGCCAGCGACATGCCCTTCGCGGTGTACTCCAGCAGTCCGTCGCCGTTGAACTTGAACGCCACCTCCGAGCACAGCCACGCGGCATACTGCCGAGCATTGGTGACGTCGAAGTCCGTCAGGGTCATCGAGGTCGGCTGACCGTCACCGGAGTTCAACAGGGCGAAGGTGTGGGTGAAGGGCGAGGCGCCGCCGCCGGTGGTCGCGACGTTCCCGAGCAGCGCCGACAGCGGATAGCCGATGGTGTCGGCGAACACGTCCCCACCGAAGTCGAACGTGGAGTAGGTCGGGCCGGGGACGTGCCCGTAGGTCTCGGCCATCGACCCGCGCAGGCCCTTGTCCCACAGGGGCATGACGATGTCTTGGGGCGTGACGGTGCGGACTGCGATCGCGTCGGTTGCGGTCACGGCGGTTCCGCGCGTGGCCTCCTTGGCAACCGCCAAGAATGACCTGTAGGTCGGCTGCGGAGAGAGCATGTCAGGCTCCTACGGGTATGACGGAACCCCCACAACAGGCGCTGCGGGGTAGAAGGGGTGTTGCTAGTTGAGGGCGCGGACCCTGATCCGCAAGGTCCCCACGGCGAACCGGCCGCCGCCATCCTCAGACCACAAGGTCTCGTAGCCGGCCGTCTCCGGTCGGGCCACGATCACCAGGGCGCCGAGGGAAGGGTCGGTGCGGACGACGTCGATGACGCAGCCCATCAGGGCGCAGCAGCGTTCGGTGGCGGTCTGCGGATCATTCCCGCCGTCGAAGACGGTCACGGTGACCTCGACGTGGTACAGCTCCCCGAGCCAGCCGGTGCCACCAGAGCCGACCATTCCAGCAACGTCGTACTCCTGCTCGGCACGGCCGATGCTGATGATGTCATTCGGCTGTTCACCGGAGGCTGGGCCGTCGTAGAAGACACCGATACTCGGATCGGCAGCAACCGTGGTGTTGTCCTTCACTCCGGCGACGAGATAAGCCTTCACGGCGGGGATAGTGCTGACCGTGATGGTCACGCCACGCTGCCGATGATGTCGTCGACGAGGTAGGCCAGGGCGGCGTTCGGGACCAGATAGCCTGGGAAGGCAGTGGCGACCACGTCGTTCATGGCCTCCGGTCCACCGAAGCCGGGGTTGACGGGGCGCTGCTCACGGCGGAACACGTTCGCCAAGGTCAGTTCGGTGGCGGTCTTGAACCGCTGGTCGACCGCGGCTGTGTTGGCGTAGCGGCCGGCGGTGTAGGTGATGACGACGTTGCCCCGGCCGTCAGGAAAGGAAGCGTTGGTGTTACCGCTCCGGCGGTAGATCCGGCCCTTATAGAAACCGTCCCGCCACGGATCAAGCAGGTACCCGTTGCTGGGCTGGGAGGTGTTGGAAGCCGATGCCAGGACGGTCGCGGCGGTCCCTGAGTATTCGGTGATCGAGGTGACGGCGCTGATCGGGGCCAGGTCGAGGGTGATGAAGTTCCGGCCGCCGTCCTGCACCTCAGCAGTGACGGTACGTTGCACGACCGGGCCGACGAGGTTGTCGAAGTGCCTAGAGATCGCCGTGACAAACGCGGCGAGCCGCGTGTCATCAGCGACATAGCCGGCGGTGTTGATGTTCACCGCGCTCCTGGCTTCCGCCAGCGTCACGATGTCCAAGGTGTCGGCCATCAGCCGGCCCCGAGCTCAGGGCCGCCGTCGTCGATGAACCGGAACTCGGTCTGCGGAGTGAGCCGGAACTGGTGGACGTTCCGGTTGGCCGAGTCCAGGGAGATGAGTTCCAGGGTCTGCTCACCGTCGAGGATGGCGCGCGGCTGATAGTTCAGCAACGCCGGAGTGCCCAGGTCGGTGTCCATGTCAGCCCTTCCACGATCCGTTGCCGAAGCCATGCCCGAAGCGGTAGATGGCCGTGCGTTCATGCGAGCAAGCGAAGCGGGCCCCCTGAGCCAGCCAGGACTTGAAGGACGTCCAGTCGACCCATTGACCGTGTGGGGCCTGGATGAAGCCACCCCAGTCCAGCAGGGCATCCCTGCGGGCCATCACGCAGCCGGGCCACATCCAGTTCGTGCGTGTCAGGTCGTCGTAGTCGCAGTGGTGCGGCTCGATGCTCGATTCTGGCCGGCCGTCGAGGTCGAAGGAGGCGCAGACCACATCAGCATCCGCGGAGTGCGCCAGCAACTGCTCGAGATGGTTCGGTCTCCACAGGTCATCGTCGTGCAGGAACGCGACCCACTCGGTCGACGCTGCCCGGATCAGGCGGTTGCAGTTCTCGGCCTCGCCACAAATGCGGGGGTCGATGCCGATCAGGACCGCCTCGGGCTGCACGGTCTGCTCGCGGACGCTCGCCATCGCCTCAGCGAGCAGCGTGTGACGCTCGGGCAGGCTGACGATGCACGCTGTCACCGACACGGGTCGTACACCAGCCCCGGCGTAGCGAGCAGCGCATCCCAGTGGACACGGAGGGCCTCATCGTCGAGGGCTCCCCAGGTGCGCCAGTGCGCTCCTTCCCATGCCGGGAGGTTGGAGGATGCGTAGGCTTCCCGCCCGTTGCGGAGCTTGCGGCAGAACTGCTGCCAGGAGCGATACTGGAAGTGATCCACCCACAGCCCCGGGCTGCGAACTCCCGGGTGAACGAGGTCGTGCGCGCCCTGCTTGACGACCGCTTCGGGGTGGTAGCGGAAGGCCATGACGGGAAACTGCTCGGGGCGGTCCAGGCGCCACCTGATCCGGGTGAACGGATCAGCCTCGTCAGGGTCGTCTGAAGGCTGCGGGATGTAGTCGTAGACCGGAGCGATGAGGACATCCGCGGTTGCCGTTGCGAGGGCGCCTGCGAGGGTGTCTGTGTCGCCGGTCCACAGCTCGTCGGCGTCGAAGGGGATCACCCAGTCGCCAGTGGTGCAGTGCTCGTGGACGAGGTGGGTGATCTTCGCTGACTGGTAGTAGCCGACCTCACTGTCATCGACCACCGTGACGGGCAGGGACTCGAGGATCTCCCGCGTCCCATCCGTGCTGCGGTTGTCGGCGACCACGATCTTGTCGACGCCCTCGCCAAGCAGGTGCTCGACGACGTGCTGTGCGACGTCAGCCTCGTCACGGAACATGCTGACCGCGACAATCATTCGCGGCGCAGCAGTCGAAGTGTGTCGACGGTGCCCTCGTCATTGAACCCGGTCGCGAGCAAGTGCTCAACAGCCCTAGCGATTCCCGGGATGGTCGTGTCGTGAAAAGCAATGATCCCATCGCGGCGAACGTGACGCCCCCAGGTCGTCGCGTCGAGCATCACTCCGTCGTCGTCGTGTGCCGCGTCGATGAAGGCGAACCCCACGCGCGTCGTCCAGTGCGGACCAACAGTCGCGGTTGAGCCCACGACGGGGATCACCGTCGACTCAAGGTCCGCCAGTAGCAGCGTCCGGCGCAACGTCAGTAGCGTGTCGTGATCGCCCCACGCATCGAGAACCTCAGGGTCGTGGCACTCACGATCTGCTGCCATCTCGGGCGAGCCTCGATGGTGGTCAACGGTGAACAGCACCGTCTTGTTCGCCTTCGCCGCCGCGCCGAGGAACACCGTCGACTTCCCGCAGTAGGTCCCGACCTCTAGGAAGGGACCGCTACAGCTCGCGGCGGCGTCGTACAGGGCCATACCCTCCGAGGGGTGCAGCCAGCCCTTCGTGGCATCGGCCAGGGCAAGCAACTCCGGGCTCATCGCTCGGACTCCCGGGCGATCTGCATCCGGTCATCGAGAATGATGAAGCGGGAGCCTGGCGCAGCAAGTTGGAGTCGTTCGAGTATCGCCCGCGCCATCTCAAACGATAGGCAGCGTTGAACCTGGACCACATAGGTGCAGCCAGGCTCGATCAGCAACGGCTTCCCGAGGAGCACCTCTTCCTCGCTCATCGCGCCGGATTTCCCTTGACCGTCACACCGTCTTCGAGGTCCTTCACCACGACAGCGCCGGCGCCGACGGTGACGTTGTCGCCGATGGTGACGAGGTTCTTGATGACCGCCCCGGCACCGATCAGGCAACCGGAGCCGATCTTGACGTCCCCGCAGATCGTTACGCCGGGCGAGATCGTCGTGAAAGCCCCGACCGTGCAGCGGGTCAGATGGCAACCGGCACCGACGTGGACGTGCTCAGCAAGAACCACGTTGTAGAGCAGGCTGGACAGCGGCCCCACGACACATCCGTGGGAGGGCTCACCGACACCCACGACCGAGGTCGGGTGGATGATCGGACGTTGAGCCTTGGACCCGGCGTCATTGAGCCTGTCGACCATCGACTGTCGCTGGGCGGGGTCGTTGATCCCCACGACGTACCCGACCAGGCCAACGCCCGGCTTGATGGCCATGCCGCGGCCGGGCTCGTCATCGTAGAAGTTCGCGGCGCCGCCGAGGGCATTGATGATCGCGGCGATGTCATGCCCGTGCCCGCCGGCGCCGACTACAGCGACCATCCGGTCCCCCTGACGGTCCCAACATGCGTCACCAGCGGCGGGTCGTCGAGCTTGCCGTAGTAGGCGAACAGGACATTCGGGTCGACGCACAGTCGCTCGGTCATCCCGGCCTCGTTGCTGTCAGGCCAGCCGAGCTCAAGTACCCACCGTGGGATCAGGCATGGGTTCAGGGAGAAGATCCGGCGATGCACCACCATCGGCAAGCCGAGTATGAAGACGTCACGGTAGTCGTCGGGGTCCTTCTCGATGATCCCGCCGGCGGCGATCTCCTCGGTCGACCACGGCTGCCGCTTCAGGACGATCTGCGCCAGCTGCGGACCATCGGGGCGGACTCGGTCGATCTCGAGCATCTCGACCATGTTCTCGAGCGGCAGCAGCTCGTTGGGGAGGAAGTCCTCTTCCCAGTGCAGCAAGAAGTCCCAGCCCTCATCGAGAGCGATCTGCCAGGCTGCCCGAGCAGCTCCCGCGAGACCGAGCTTGTGCTCACGATCATCAACGACGTGAAACGGAACGGTCCAGTCTTGCATCGGCGGAGCTAGCGCCTCAAGACACTGTGGCAGGTACAAGTCGCCGCGGTCCGACACGACGACGCAGCCGACGGTCATTCGCCCCACCCCGGATTCTTCGCCAGGAACAGCGCCTCCGGGTCAAGGTCCCACTTGGCCGCAAACAACTTCTCGTCCACATGAGCCTGCTCGAGCCGCTCACCCCGTGTCGACAACGTCGGCTCCAGGTGCTCGACCTCGCAGCCGCCGACCGTCACGACAGCCTTCTCGGCGGCCCTGGCCTGCATCTCCAGATCGATGTCGCCGTACCAGAAGCCGAAACCCTCATCGACGGCCAGGTCGGACTCACCACGGATCATGAAGGCGTACCCCGACAGCGACTGTCCCTGACCAGGACCACCTGTCTTCGCGCACTGACCGGGCGCCAGAGCTGCGCCGTGGACGTTGGGGTAGGAGATCCACACCTCTTCCCGTGCCCGTAAACCGCCGGAGAGCAGCCGCAAGAAGTCCGGACCGACCCGCAGATCGTTGTTCAGGATCGCGATGTCACAGACGGGAGCGTTTTCGCGGGCTCGGGCGATCCCGGCTGCCCACATCTCGTGCAGGCCCCAGCCCTTGGCGTCGATGACCTCGCAACCGTCGAAGTCATACGCCGGATCGGAGCCGTTGTCGTACAGCAGGATCTCCGCGCCCTGACCCTGCAAGTCGGAGATCAGGTCCGCGGTCATCTGGTGCCGGTCAAGGCCCGGGATCACCACGAAGGATGGGATGCGGGGCTTCGTGTGCTGGAACAGCGCAGGGGTCGCCACGATCGACTTCTGGTGACCGATCTCGATGCCGGTGTGGACGAACACCGGGAACCCGCACTTACGGGCACGCAGGCAGAACGTGATGTCCTCGGAGATCACGTCGTCGTACTCGACATAGAGAGTCTCGGCGAACCATGTCCACGGCTTCTGGAAGTGCCCTGATGCTTCGATCGTCTCGAACACCCGGCGGTGTACCAGTAGGCACGCTGCGCCGGTCGCCGCGACCTCGGCGAGCGCATCCGGCGGGTAGTCGTGGTACACGACCGTGCGTGGCGGGGTCATGTCGTTCAGCCCGTAGAGCGTTGGGGTGAGCGTCAGGTCGTCACCGACCTGGGTCACCCGGAAACACAAGCCGCCGACGATGGGACGCTCAGTCTTATCGGCGACGGTGAGCAGCTTGTCCAGCGTGTCGGCGGGGAACTTCATGTCCGCGTCGATCAGCCACAACCAGTCGGCCTTCGTGCGCAGAAAGTCGCGCACGATGATGTTGCGCGCCGTGGTGATGTTCGCCCCGGACGCCATGTCCAGGGTGCCGACAACAGTGCGGCGCGGCTGGAACGAGTCGGCCACGATCAGGTCCAGCATCGACTTGTGGAACGCCGCCCCCACATGATCAGCAGGGTGGAGGTAGGCGACGATGACCTGTTCGGTAGCGAACACATCAGCAGCAGTGCGGGGTCGGGGGGACTGGCGTGGGCCGGGCTTACCAACATGGCGCTTGGACACAGTTTCTCCTCAGTGAGTTCTCTACTGGCTAGGGATTCGCCCCGGTTGGGGCGGCACCCTCGGCCCATAGAGGAAGACCGAGGGTGCCTAGGACGGCGGCTTAGACCGTCCTGCTGAGAGAGCCGCCTCAACCTCGGCGGGGTGATACGTCGTCACGTAGGCGATGAGGTCATCGACGCGGGCACCGGCGGGCTGCGACACGTACCAGAGCTCGAGGTTCTCGAGGCGGTTATCGGCACGGAATCCGTTGCGATGGTGGACGTTCTCGCCCTCAACGAGGGGGCGGCCCAGGTGCTTCCATGACTAGCGAGTGCTCTTTGCGGGCCACGCCGTTGACCGACATGACCCGATAGCCCTCAGCGTTGATGTAGCCAACGCCGTCCTTGCGGTATCGCGTCGGCTTGTCCAGTGCACCCGTCATAGCGAGACGCTTGGTGTGCATCGCACAGTACGGAGCGTTTCGGAAGTAGCGAGGCTTCTCGCAGTCGTCGACGGTGCAGGGTTCCTTCGGGGCGCTGCTCATCACACCCAGAGGGGTGGAGTCCACGACCACCCAATCGGCCTTGAATCGGGCGTTGTGGCCCGTGCAGTAACCGTTCGCCTTCGCCTTGCGGTCACAGTCGTGGGCCTTGCAGGGATCGGTGTAGCGCGCAAGACGCTTGGTCACCGACACGTCGCCGTTGCGGGTCAGCCGGTGGTAGTGCTTCGAGCACATGCCTTTCGACTTCGCGGCGTTCTCACAATCGTCGACCGAACACGGTGGCGGCGGCTCGGCGCTCTTGCGGCGAGGACGGAGCGGCTCCGTGAGGGAGCGCCCCTCCTTGAGTCGCTGGTAGTGCGGGGAACACATCCCCCGCCCCACGATCAGACGTTCACAGTCTGGGACGTTGCAGGTGGTTTCCATGCTCCTAATCTAGCATCCGTAGGGCCTGCCTGCAAGTACCAGCAGGCCCTACGGACGGATGCTAGATTAGACGCGGAGCATCTGGAATGCGCTTGCCACGAGCGCGTCGGCACCCACTCGCCAAGTGGTGTACCATCCTACAGAACCGATAGGACGGGCATTAGAGCCCTTCACCAGGGGCTCGTACACCATCGACATGCCGATGCGGTCAGTGATGAGGTACTGCTTGAAGTCGCCAAGGATGAGCACGTCGTCGTTGGACGCCGTTGCACTGGACAGCGAAGCGGTCATGTCCGAGGCCTGCTTCGTCGGGTAGCCGATGAGCTGCGCCGGGATCCCGCCGCCGAAGTCGACCCAGAACGTCTGGTAGGCCGACGTGCCGAGCTGGCGCACCAGGTTGTAGATGCCCTTGTTGGCGACGAAGGTGGCGTTCTCGCGCCACCGCGGGCCGAGGGCGTTGTCCAGGGCGTAGACGTCGACAACACCCAGCGACGCGTTCGTGTTGGCAGCAGTCCGCGATGCCGTGACTGCCTGGAGGGCGGTGACGATGCCCTTGGGCTGGGAGGTGCCGTTACCGGTGGCGAACGCGGTGGCTTCGAGGCGCTCCTTGGCGTCGGCGACGAGCATGCCGACCTGCGACTCGATGTTGGAGTCCTGGAGGAACTCGAAGGACGCCTGAAGGTAGGCGTCGGCCTTGTAGCAGGTCACGGTGGGCTGCGCGAACGTCGGGGAGGCGTCGGTGGCTTCCGATGCCTCTGAGGTCCACTCGGCGGTGACGCCGGCCGAGGAGACCCCGTGCCAGACGTTCTGGGTGACCTGCTCCACCCGGGCGACCGACCGGATACCGGTGGAAGTCCCGGCGTTGGTGAGGATGATCGTCGGGTCCAGCTCGAACGGGAGCAGGAAGCCGCCGGCGGTGGTCGTGAGGCTCATCGAGGCACGCATCGCGGCGGCCTCTTCGCCTTGAAGCCAGCCGACCTGCTCGCCCTTGACGACCTTGCGGAACGCCGACCGGTATGCGGGGGCGCCGGTGGTGAGCAGGTGCAGGGCGACTGCGGCCTGGTCGCCGTTGACGGTTTCCAGGGTGCGGGTCGCCTGCTCCCTGACGTCGTCGCTGATCCTCTTGGGGAGGTCTTCGATGGCGTCGTAGGCGCGACTGATCAGCTCGGAGCGGACGGTGTCGCTGTCGTTCAGCGGGTTGTTCCGCAGGTGCCCGATGTCGTAGATGTTCCGCGTCCGGCCGGTGTTCCCGCCGTCGTCCTGGCTACCCCGCTCGCGGTTGCTCGGGATGAAGCTGGCGGTACGGACGGCCTCGACGCGGGCCCGGTGGGCGAGCAGCGGGACGGCCTCGGCGGTGAGCGCCTCGAACTCGTCGAGGAGCTCGTTGGAGCGGGTCGCGTCAGCGGTCGATGCGGCCGTCTCCTCGGCGGTGCGGGTGGACAGGTCAGCACTGCGGCTGGCCTCGGTGCTCTCGAGCGCGAGGAGATCAGTCTGGATCTCCGCGAGCCTGGCGTTGATGTCGTCGAGACGACTCATGGCTTGATTCCCTTCAGGTGAAGTGCCCTGCGGACGACAGCCCAGGACTGGGCTGCGAGTTCCGCCGCGAGTGCGGCGGGGTCGCCCGAGGTGCTCTCCTGAGGGAGGGCGGCGTCGGAACGCTCGGCTGGCAGCGGCGCGCCATGAGGGCGGGTGCTGGTTTCCGAGATGATCTGGAGGAGCTCGGCCCGTAGTGCGGGGTCGAGGTTGACGAGGAGGTCGGCGATCTCCTCAGCGCGGACGCCGACGATGGCGGCGTCCTTGTAGACGGGGATGATGCTGGGGCCGTACTCCCGCATGGAGATCTCCGTCCGGGTCACGGTTGCCAGGGTGCCGTCGGGCTTGGACCGGATGGCGCCGCGGGTTAGTGGGTCGGAGCGGACGAAGGAGCCGGTGAAGGACTGCCCGGTGATCTCGTCGTTCTCGATTCCCGCGAGCACCTCGTCGGCGAGGGTGGAGCGGTTGTAGCGGGTGGAGGTGAACACTCCCCGCTGGTCTTCGCGGGCGTCGATGCACTTCCCGAGGGTCATCGCGAACCGCTCGGAGGGGGTGCCGTACAGGGTTTTGCCGTGGTTGAACAGAACGATTAGCTTGTCTCGGTTCTGCTCGAGTGTCTTCTTGAAGGCTCCGCGGCGGATGACCTCGTTGAAGTTGCCCTCGGTCCGGTTGTTGACCTCTGCGGGTGTGTCGAAGACGGCGCAGTAGGCGTCTACGGTCCGGCCGTCGCCTCCTTGGGCCGCTGAGCGGATGGAGACGTCTTCCAGCGCGTAGGTGCGCGTGAAGAGGGTCATATGAGGTCTCCGATCAGGGTTACAGAACGCCGAGGACGAACAGGGCAAGTTCGTCGGCGCGACGACGCGACGAGGGATGGATTGGCGGGTGTCCCCGATAGAGGTGCTGCGGTAGGCCGCCGCCACCGAGGACGGCGGCAAGGACGTCGGCCAGTTCGACGTCCTGCGGCCGGCCCGGGTTGGTCTTGAGAGCGACGCTCACGAGGGGACCAGGCCTCGGTCGGTGAGGCCGTGCAGCGTCGTCCCGACGTAGACCTCAACGTGGTAGGTGTTCGTGTCTGCGGAGTCTCGCGTGAACGAGTACGCCCCGGCACCACTCGTGGTGGTCGTGGCACAGAGGAAGTCATCGCTGTCACGGAGCAGACGACAGGTTGCCCCTGAGGTTGGGGCTCCCGAGGTGGTCACGACCCCGGCGATGGCCTTCATCGGCGAAGAGCCGGTGAAGTCAGTCGGCCCGAGCCTGGCCAAGACCGAGACGCCCATGCCCACGAGCAGCGACGGAGTGCCGGTGGCGGTCGCCGTGGGGATCGACTTCCCGATCTGCTTGGTGACGACTGGCGTACCTGTGCCCGTCAACGTGAACGACCGGGCGAAGTTCTGCTGGTAGGACACCTGAACCTGACCACGAGCACCGGGCCCAGCTGCACCAGTGGCAGTGCCGCCACCTGAGCCGCCGCCGCCTGCTGCCGTGCCAGCCGCGCCAGCACCTGCGGCGGGTCCGGTTCCGCCCGCGCCTCCGCCCGTCGCGGTCCCTGTGCCACCCGTGCTCGTCGTGGTAGACCCGCCGGCGCCAGACGAACCAGCACCACCACCGCCGCCACCACCGCCGAGGGCCTGCGCGACGGCTCCGTTCCCACCCGAGAACTTCGAGTCACCGGTCCCAGAGCCGGACGCGCCACCCGTCCCCGCTGATGCCCCCGAGGCGTTCCCGCCGCCTTTCGCCAGGCATGCGGTCAGGGCACCACCGGTGACCCGCACGAATGAGGCATCAGCACCGGATGTTGCGCCGACGGTCACTGTCCATGTGTCGCCGGCGGTGACCGCCTGCGCAGACTGGGCCGAGTACGCCCCACCACCACCACCCGGACCGGTGGCGGAGAGTGTCCCTGCGACACCGTTGCCACCGGCGCCCCAGCACTCCACCAGCATGACCGTCACCCCTTCAGGGATGACGTAGGACTGTGTGGAGGTGAAGGTGGTGACGTGGAGCGTCACCGGACTAGGCGAACTTGAGTTGGACGGTGTACTGGATCGAGTCGCCCGTCAGCAGCGGCAGCCCTGTGTGGTCGGCGTGGATCACCAGAATGCCGGAGGTGGAGGCGTCGAGGACGCCGACGTTCCCGATCGTCTGACCCGACAGGCTGGTGAGGGTCCCGACGACCTGGAAGGTGTCGTTCGTGACTGTCGTCGTGACCCTGCTCTTGGCCCCTACCGCACGGGTCTCAGCCGATTCGGTTTGGATCACCGTGTCGGCGGCGGCGGCGGTGGTCGTGCCGGTGCCCCAGCCGATGAAGTGCGGCGGGTTCGTGTTCGTCCCGTCCAGTTTCGCCGCAACGTAGGCCTTGCCTGCGTTTGTGAACACGGTGGCAATGATTCTGCCCTCCGGGGGGTGTATGATGTAGCCATGAGTGAGATCGCACTAAACGAGGTCATCAGCGCGATCGAGGGAGGGCAGTCGGTCCGGCAGTTCTGCCGCGAGCGGCATGTCAGCGCCCCGTGGATTTATCGGCGACTAAAGGCAGCGGGGTACGTCTTAGAGCGTCGTCATCTTTGGTCTTCGACGCTGGAGATGGGCAGCGACCCAGGCGTGTTGGGTTACGTCGCAGGGATCATTGACGGGGAGGGTTCGATCCTGCGGACCAATACGGGACACTGGCAGGTGAAGGTCGGCATGACAGACGAACCTGTGATGCGCTGGCTTCATGCGCTCGGAGGAACGCTGGCGTACCAGTCGCGCGAGCGAGAGGTGAACCGTCGTCCTGTGTGGACCTGGCAGGTATCACGGCGTCGAGACGTCGTGGTGCTTCTACAAGCCCTGATGCCCTATCTCATCGTCAAGCAAGAGAAGGCTGAACTGGCGCTGGCATGGGGTTTGTCAGATGAGCGAGGGACTCACTAGCCCTTCTCGCGAGCGTGCTTGAGGCGCGGGAAGGTGATGTAGCGGTAGAACCATGCCCGGGGCGCCCACCATTTGCGGTCGATCCGCCCGAGGTTGTGGGCCTTACCGTCCGGCCCGGTGATGACGGCGCAGACTTTGTTCGTCGCCATCGTCGTCGCGGCATAACCGCGCTTGGGCTTGAACGCCGGATCGGCGAGGTCGATGTCCACTTCAGGACTCCTCCACGCTGGTGATCTCCCCAGCCGAGTTCCGCTTGATCCGCCTGGTCGTCGGCTTCGTCGGAAGCACCGTCACCGCCGCCGGCTGCACCGTCACGGGAGTCACAACAGACACCGGGGTCGGGCTGACCGTGATGACCGGCGGTGCAGGTACCGCCGGGGCAACCGTCACGTTCACCACCGGTGCGGGTGGGGCGGGTGGCTGCTCGACGGTGATATTGATCGGCTGCGGAGGTGCCTGCTCGAACCGGACCGCCAACGTCTCAGACCTTCCCGCCGCGCCCGAGTCGCCAGGAGTCCCGACGGGCTTCGGTGCCAGCGGCGCCGTCTTCGGCTCCGGCTTGACCTCGTTCCCGGCGGCCGTCGAGGTCTGGCCTGGTGCGGAGTAGGCC